TCAAGTCGGCTTCTTGAGGATGCGGTACAGGTGGCGGCGGGTGATCTTGTGCTCGCGGCGCAGCTTGTCGAAATCCTCACCGGCGTCGAACCGCTCGATGATAGAGCGGTCTCGGTGTGATATCAAGGCGATGCGGCAGGTGGGGATGTAGATGGGCGTGCCGGCGTAGCGGCGCACCAGTTTCTCTGCAGCAGCTGGGCCGACCGTCTCGACCAGGATCTCCCACATGCGCGAGGTGCCGTTGACCACCTCGGGGATCTTCAGATCGTCGCCGCCGAACATCTTGACCAGGTCGATGGTGGCGTCAATGCCGATCACCTCCACCAGCTCACGGGCCGTGGCAGGAAGCTCTTCACGCGCACTCTCGCTGCGCAGCGGGACGGTGGCGTCGAAAAGGCTGTATTGAACCTGCGCGTGGTCGACCAGATCGCTCGGTTTCATTGCTGCGGCGCTCCCTTCTTGCGTTGCTCGACGGCCAGCGCGGCAGTGATGGCGTGCAGCTGATCAGGCGTTCCCCATTCATAGAACTGCAGGCCAAACATCTGGTGTGCAATGCCATCGGCGTAGGTGTCTGGAAGGTGATCCAGGCTGATGAGCTGGGCGCGAATGCGGCGCACGAGCTTGAGCTTCTCTGGGGCAGGCGTGGGGCGTGCTGGGCGCTTGGCTGTCTTGGCTGCAGCCGGCTTGAAACCGCAGGCCTTGAGGTGATCCAGAACACGCTGGCGGCCGGTGTGATCAAGATCGGCGGCGCTATGCACGCGGCCCTTGGCCCAAAGCATGGCGCGGTAGTCTTCGTCGCTCATTGCGAGGGATTTTTTGGCCAGGTGTATCTTGGCCAGGTCGGTGTTGCGGTGGTCTCGGGCGAGCTTGCTCATGGCTTTACCAGGTCAAATGAAAATTGCTTGCGGAACGCCTTGCTGAGATCGCCATCCACCGCATGCCCCCTCTTGAGCAGCGCCCTGGCGATACGCGCCTTGTCAGTGTGAGAGTGTTCAGCCTGGCCTACCAGGCCGAGGTAGCTGTTGCCTGCGGCAAGGACCTCATCCGCCGGCATGGTCTCCAGGCGGTGAAGCGCACCGCGCAGCGTGGTTCGGCGGGTAGTGTGGCTGTAAGGATTGATTACGTGACCCACGAAGTCGATGCCGCGCGCTACTGGCTGCAAGATGGTCTTGCGTGGGTTGACATGAGCGCCCAGGTTATCTGGTAGCCAGGCCTGGATATCCAGGCGCGCATGGTTGAGCCACTGGGGCGACTCGTGCAGCAGGATGAAGTCGTCCACGTAGCGAACGTAGTGCCGGGCGCGCAGCTGGTGCTTGATGTGCTGGTCGAGCGCATCCAGGTGGACGTTGGCGAAGAATTGGCTGCTCAGGTTCCCGATGGGAAGGCCTTTGTCCGCCGGCGCGTTGAACAGGCTTTTGTGGGGCGGCACCAGGTCCAGCTTGGCCGGGCTGCCACGCAGCTCGACGTCGGCACGCGGGTCATGGAAGAGGATGGTACGAGCCAGATCGAACCACCACGATTCATGCACACGTTTTGCCAGCTGGGCCAGTAGGACCGGCTTGCTGATGCCTACGAAGAAGTTGGCCAGATCCATCTTGAGGTAGTGCGCCGGGCGGCTCCAGTTCTGGGTGATGGAGCGCACGCTGTGCTTAAGCTGCCGGGCTGCGTACAGCGTTCCGCGGCCGGGGATGCAGGCGCAGCTGGTGGCCACGAAGCCGGCGTGGAAGCGAGGTGCGATGTGGTTGTATAGAAGATGGTGCACGATGCGATCAGAAAACTGAGCGGCCCACACCTCGCGCGGCCTGGGCCGGGTGACCACAAAACAGATGCTGCGCCCGGGTTGATAGGAGCCGTCGCACAGGCGCTGGTACAGCGACCAGAGGTTGGCCTCCAGCGCCTGCTCAAACTGCAGTGCGCTGGCGGTATTGCGCTTGTTGGCGCGGCAATCTAGATAGGCCTGCACCAGGGCCTCGAATGAACACGGTGCGGTTGAATCTGCGGACGAAACGCGCGGCACCGCCAGACCAGGACTTGTCGTTGTTGTTGGTGTTGCCGTTGTTGAAGTTCTGGTTCCAGGCGTTGTTGCGCGAGTACTGCGTCGGTGCTTGCTTTTCACATCGCCCTGCCGAAGGCTGGTGCCGATCGACGGGGAAACTGCGCCGGACCAAACCAGCCCTAGGGCAGCGGTATCCGTGGTGCGCATGTCCGTGGCCTCGTAAGCCAGGGGCAAGTCCAGATTCAATTGACGTTCGGGCATGAGAACCTTGGCTTTCATGCTGCTGACGTTTTTTCGGTGAGCTTGATCCACCCGCCGCCCTGCGCACCCACAGCCTCCATGAGCTTGATGGCCTGCGCCCACTGCCCGGCGCTGACGAGGCGCTCGTCGTTGCAGAAGCGCAGCAGCAGCTTGAGCCTGTCCAGGTACTTGTGCATCACCCGCAGAGCGGCTACACGCGCCTGACCCGTGGCTTCGTTGGCCTCGGCGATCTGCAGCACCACTTCCACCCCCAGGGCGTGCACGTCACTACCCGTGGTGTGCTTGAAGTCTTTACGCATGTTCTTCTTGCATTGCGCCGTCAGGCGCAGCAGGTCATACGCCGGCTTGTAGATGTTGAGCGTGGAGTAGTGGGCCATGTGGGTGCAAAGTGCGGCGACCCGGCGCTGCGCGCCGGGTAAAGGGTTCAAGGGATCAAGAGTTCAAGGGAGCATCTGCGGACGAAACGCGCGGCACCGCCAGACCAGGCCTTGACGTCGCTGGTGGTGCTGCCGCCGGTGAAGTTCTGGAGCCAGGCGCCGTTGCGCGAGTACTGCGTACTGGTCCAGTACCAGAGATCGGGGTCAAAGGCGTCGCAGCCGTTGGCCGCCAGGTTGTGCATCTCGCGCAGCGAGGGGATGTACAGGTCGGTCAGGCCGCCGATGCCCTGCACCAATGGGGCCACCACGGGGTGCTCGTCAGCGTTGGCCAGCAGCGCCCGGGTGTTGGCCAATCCGTCCCACTGGCAGGCAGCGCCGGGCTCTTCTTTGCCGCAGCTACCCCAGGCCACCTTGCGCAGCTCGAACTCAGGGCCGGGCGGCACGATGATGGCGTAGTCCACCTGGCCAGAGCCGGGCTTGGCGCGCTGCAGCGCCCAGAATGCACCGCCCAAGTGCGGCAGCAGGGTGCCGAGCGGCGGCAGCTTGATGCCGCTTTGCTGGATGGTGGGGCTCTCGATGGTTTCAGTGCTCATGTTTACTCCTGTGGAAAAAAATTGGACCGGCGCTGCGCGCCGGGATAAAGGATTCAAGGGCTTAAGGAATCAAGGGGAATCTGCGGACGAAACGCGCGGCACCGCCAGACCAGGACTTGCCGTTGTCGTTGGGGTAGCCGTAGCCGAAGTCCTGGAGCCAGGCGGTGTTGCGCGAGTACTGCGTGCTGGTCCAGTGCCAGTAGTCGGTGTTGAAGGCTTCGGCCGCATCGAGCAGGGGCTTGAGGTTGCCGTATTGCAGCAGTGCGCCCACGCGGGCGGGGATGTACCAGTCATCAAAGCCGCCGCTGCGGCAGGCCAGGGCGGCTTGTCCCAGGGGACTGCCGGCTTCGGCCATCGCCAGGGTATTTGCCAAGCCGTCAGATTCGCTGATGGTGCCAGGTACATCCTTGTAGTCCGGCAGCCAGACGAGACCTTTGGCAAAACAATCGGCCGCAGGGCCGGTGACTTCGCCATACAGCTTGCCGTCGATCAGCAAGAAGCCGTGGAAGAAGCCGCCATGCTCAGGCAGAAAAACGCCCAGGGAAGGGATGATGAGGTGTGGGTTAGATGCGTTCATGAAAATCTCCGATAGTTGATTTAAAAAACCCCCTGGCACGCGGGCCAGGGGAAAGATCTGTGCTCTTCGAACAGATCAAGGGAGAACACTTCAGCGCAGTGCAGAGAACTCTGCCCACAGCTGCCGGGCGGCTGCTTCCCAGCACGCGCGGTCACTGGCAGGCACCTTGTCCCACGCCGGGGCGCTCACGCCAATGCGGCGCTGCAGCTCCTTGGCGTGGGCCTCATAAGCGCTGCGGGCCAATTGCTCAAAGCTCTTCATGCCTCGCTCCTGGTGGTCTGGCGCTGGTGGTGCTGGCAGATCGCCATTGCGGTGGTCTTGAAGCCGAAGCGCTTGCACTGCCAGGTGGCGGTATTGAAGGGTGGCATACGGTCTTCACGCACCTCTTCGCACTGCGCGCAGTTCTTGCAAGCCGGGCGCTGGTTGCCAGATTGGTAGTTGATGGCTGCCTTCGTGGCGGCGATGCTGCTCATGCCTCTTCCCCCGCTTCCTTCATCAGCGCGTCGACCATCTTGTCGACCTCGCTGTCCACGGGCTTTACCACCACCTGGTCACCGGCCTCACTTACCGTTACGCCCAGCTTCTTCAGCTCTGCGGCGCTCAGCTGCGCCAGGGCGTCTTTCACCGGCGTCTCTTTGAGCTTGATGAGCACGTCTGCCTGGTCGGGCAGGTGCTTCTTGATGCGCGCCACCACGGCGTCTGCATCTTCAAAGCTGATGGTGCCCTTGCCCTTGGCGTAGCCCACCTTCACGCCGGCATAAGTGCGGGTGCGGGGTTTGGCAAACAGGTCAGGGTTGGCCACAATCAGCTCGCGCAGCGCGGCCTCTGCGTCAGCTGCCTTTGCCAGGGCCTGCTTGATGCTGGGCATGTGCTCGCGGCGCAGCGCGGCCATGCCGTCTGTGAGCGCGGCCACGCGCTGCTGCAGCAGGGTGCGGCAGCTGGCGTACACCTCTGCGCGCCGGGTAATCTGGTCAAGTGGGGTCATATAGGGGGCTCCTCAGATAAATCGTTTGAAAATCAAGTTTTCAGGTTTAGCTGGCCCAGCAGATCCGGCATGGAGATGCGGCGCATGCGGCTCTCCAGAGTGAGGCTGCTGATGGCGCGGCTGCGCAGGAACTGCAGGGTGTGCTCCAGCTCTTCGGGCGTCTCGGCCATGTAGTAGCCGCTGCTGGGGTGGCCGCAGATGTGGGCGCCGTCCATGCGCAGGTCGGTGATGATCTGGCGCACCTTGCGCTCCTGCGGCTCGCTGGTGACGAGCTGGCCGGTAATGCGGGCCACCAGGTCGCGCACGTGGATGCCGTTGGCCTGGCCGATGTGGTGGCTCAGCTCGGTGAGCACCTGGGCGGATGTGATCTGCATCATGTGCGCTGCTCCTGGTGGTGGCGGGCGTATTCCCAGACGGATGCACAGCGCCCGCCCCGAAGCTGGGAGCAGTAGAAGACGATGGGGGCGGCGCGATCAGCCTGGCGGGCTAGCTGGATGCGGCGCCAGTCGGCGGGGCTCAACGTTGGCTGCTCATGATCAGGGTCTGCACTGCCGGGAAACCAGGTTGCCGTGTTGCCCGGCGTGGAGCGCACGCAGTGGGCCTCGCCGCACAGGCGCAGGTTGTCCAGCAACTTGCACAGGCGCCGACGATCAACAGCGCCGAAGCGCTGCTCTATCAGGCAGAACTCGATGCCTTTGTCCTGGTGCTGCAGCAGCAGGCTTTTCATGGCCTCGCGCAGGATGGAGGTGCGGCCGCGTGTGCCCATCTCAGGCTCCCATCCGCAAGGTGGACGCGATCGATGCCAGCATGGCAACTACCGCGTCGATGCGGTGCCAGCTGTCGGACACGTCGAACACCAGCACCAGGGCGGCCAAGGTCATGACCAACAGGAACACCGGGTGGCGCAGCTCGTCATAGCCGGGGTTGGCTGGGCGACGAGCGCGCGCCAGCATGCGGTTGGCGCTGGCCAGGAGCCGGCGTGCCTGCCACTCATGCACAGCCTGGCGCAGGCGCAGGCGAAGACGGTTGACGGTGATCATGCGGCACCTCCCGTAGTGGAGACGCCGTTGAACATGATCCAGTCAATCCAGGCGTCGTAGATTGCCAGGCGGCGCGAAATGCCATAGAAACTCTGCACCCGGCGCGCCCTGCGCTTGATCCAGCC